TTTACAATTACCCTACCGCCGTTTTTGGCTTCAGACTCATTAATCATTTGTGGGGAAATCTTAAATATGTTATAATCAACTAGTAATTGTTTAGCCATTATTTACTCCAAGTTGACTTTTTGCGATATAGATCAAAAAAGATTTTTGCAACTTCTTTTCTGATTACAGCTCTTATTATTGAAATGTCATCGGGTGTTAAATTTTCAGTAATGACTTTGCTTTTGGTTTTTTGTGTTGGCATTAGAATCTCCTTAGTTTTTCCGAAATGCCGGACATTCTTTCTGCTATCCTGTGTAGGGTCTTCCTAGTACTTTTCCAGTACTTACCCCTATCAACACCAGTTTCAGTCTTAAGCTTTATATTGTTAGTAAGGATTTTGTCAATTTCTTTAAGCTTTCCTCCGATTTCTCGGATTGCTCGGTTTACTTTTTGCTTGGAAGTAGCTGACTCATCTTTTTTATATGCTCGATAACTAGTTTCACCTATCATAATTTTAGAAGCTTTTACGAATGTAGATTCTTTAACTTTTTCATAGCCATTTTTTTCAATATCTTCATCTTCCAGCTCGCCAAATGCATTGGGAGTATCATAAGCTTCACCAGCTCCAGTAGAATTTGTTTCATCCATGATATCTTTGATCAATTCTTCAAGTTGGCTATTTAACGACACGATGTAACTCCTGGGCTAGTTCGTGAGCTCTCATTATAGATAGCACCTGAATATCTTTAATCGTTTTTGATTCATTAATAGCTAGTAACTGAACTATAACCTCCTGAAGCTTTACTTTAATCACTTTGTCTTCTACTTTTGGTAGGTTAGCTCTTAAAGATTTTGTTATTTTGCCAGTAGCTGACTGGACGTGCTCTTTAAGTTTTCCAGTATTAGAAACATTATTGATATAATTTTTTAACAGGGTTTTTTGGCCTTTGTTTAATCCATTATACTTAGAATTAAACTTTTCTAAAAGAATGTTATATGTTAGTAAACGAACATCTTCAGATTCTGTTTTATATGATTCTAAAAGTTTGTCGGTTTTAAGGACTTTAGTTTTGGTCTGAAAAATATGCTCAACTAAAGTTGTTCTTGAAGTCATAGTTTTTAAGGGAGACTTAGACTTCATTAGATTCATTTCAAATAAGTTGTATATAGAAGCATTAACTTTATAGTCTGATATTTTTGTTGAGAAAAATAGATCTAGGTCATAGGTATTTTTTATTTCCCGAATCAAATTATATTTTTCAGACTTAAGCTTGGGCTGACTTAGATTTTTATGTTCTATAAGGACGATATCAACAAATTTATTTGCTTTTGTCTCTGAAGCCATTGCTTCAGTTTTAAGCATCTGATAATAGTTCAATTCTTTTTTAAGCATAGAGGGCCCACTAAAAAACTTTTTAACTATATTTACAGCTGGCGAATCGTCTACAGCATTAATAGCATCATTTGTGATCTGTCTTACCAGTAACTCAAATAGTACTCCAGTGTTTTTAAATTTTGAATGTTTTACTTTGCTCATATTATTTCCACGATGGGTTTCGATGCATCACTAATAAATATCTATATATTCTATAAAGAGTTATCATCCATTATATTATTTTCACTAAGTAGATTTTGGCCTTTAGACCTAGACAATCCTTTTCTATCTAGAGATTTTATAAAGTTTTCCCTATTAACAGATCTAGTTTCTTTTCCTAATGGGTCTCGGCCTCTTGCTGAATCCTGGGATGCTCCGTACTTGGGAGATTTTTTTGGTCTGCCACCTTGTGCCCCAAATTCTTCGTCTGTTTGAGGGGGAGCACCTTCAGGAGGACCTTCTGACTCTTCCGTGTCGATTGTTGCCAATGCATGAGGAGTTCCTAGAGTTTCTTGAGATTTCGATGGGTCGTTGCCTTCCATTTCGATTTGAGACTTTCTAAATGCTTGTTTAGTATCTTCTATTACACCTTCTCGTTCATTTTCAATATCTTCGGAGTTAAGTCCAAATACATTTTCATAGATCCAAGCTTCTGAAAGCATCTTATTATCTTTCATAGAATCGGCTAGGTCTACCTTTGAAGACCATAGTTCCATTTTTTCCTGCTCAGCAATTGTTGATGGATTAGATAGTGACAATTTAAAGTCAACTAGATCAGCATCTGTATAGCCTTGGGAATATAAGTGTACGATAGCTATCTTTGTTAATTCTGAAACGAATATTTTCTGGAGTCTTTCAATTGTTCTAGCAAATCTAACATCTTCTGCTGCTAATGTGGCTTTTTCACCTAGGTTTTCGTCATAACCTAAAAATGCTTTTGGTATTTTTAAAGCAGCAAACATACGATTTCTTAGATATTCAATATCATCGATACCTCCGAAATCCATACCAGATAAAGAATCAATTTCAGTTCCAGATTGGCCACCTCTTACTGGAAGAAAGAAATCCTCCATCATATTTTGCATGTTAAATTCTAAATTGTATTGTCCAGTTGCAGGATCTACAAAAGGAGTTTTTTTCATGCTATCGATAATCCTTTTCATATAATTGTCAACTTCTGCAGGAGGTATATTTCCAATGTCGATTTTAAACACTCTTTTTTCAGGAGCTCTCATAATTCTATGGATCATCATTGCATCCTCCATAAGAGTTAGTTGCTTCCAGTTTTTTCGGGCTCCTTCGATCATTGACTTACCATATGGAATAAAATTAGCATCACTTAATAGTCTAAAGTGTGCTATTTCATAATTGTCATATTCATCCTGTTCTCTATTAACAGCACCACCATACTGGGATGCTCCCGCCATAGTTGGATCATGGACAAATTTAACCAATTCTGGGTTAGCGGGATCTTCACCATCTATACGGACCATTTCATAGGTTGACATAGGATGTACTCCAGTAACTCCATATTTTTCAGTAATATCTAGCTTAAGGTAAAAGTCACCATACTTGCACATATTTCTAATCCAAGGCCACAAGTTAAATTCGATATTCAATACGTCATAGAAAAGGTTATTAAGTATTTTCTCAACTTCTGAGTTTGTACTTGTAATCTCTAAAACATTACCAAATTCGTTTTTTAAAGTTGACTCGTCTGCATAGATATCTAATGCTGACGATATGATTGAATCTTCGTCCATTAGCTCATAGTCTGTAAATAGTTGCATACGGATAGCATGGTAATTCGTATGGATCCCACGACCTTCTCCACGCTGAGCTTGGTATAAGCGATTAAACCTATCAACCAGTCTATTCGAAGCTAAGTCTGAACCTGCCTGTATTTTATTAATGTCAACAACCTTAAGACCTTTATCAGCCCTTTGGATAATTGTTGAGGTAGAGAATAATGTTCTTAACCTACCAAAAAATGATTTATCGTTCATCTTACTTCCTTTTATAGTAGCCATTTAAGATCTTCATCTTGTCCGGCGATATTTTGTTTCCAAGCATCAACACCAGGACCTGTGGCATTACTGTAGAATCCAGTTCTACCTATATGATCCATAGCACTTCTATTTAATTCAAGACCTTCATTTCTAAGCTTTAATGCAGAATCCCTAACGAATAGCCCGATGGCAAATGCCATTACAAGATCATCATTATATCCACGCTGAGCTTCTGGTCTTGAACCGTTCCAAATAAAAACGAATAGCTCTTCTATTAATCTAGAAGACCTTACTGTACAGGCTTTTTCTCTAAAATAAATATCAAGTTTCGATATTAGGAGTGGTCTAGTTCTAGATGTTGTTGAAAAGCCAGGGGTCATTTGGGATCGATCCTTTAGATCATAGCCTTTAGACAATTGTGTTGCTGCATCAACCACTCCTTCGTGTTTATAAGTGTAGTATAAATTTTTATAGCCTCTGTCAATCGATGGTTGTAGTGCTGCCCATCCTACATTATCATTCTCAACTATCAACAAGGCTTCATTATATTCTGTGGCAACATTAACTAACATGTTTCCAAATTCTTTTGTACCGATCTGGGCTTTGTATTCTGCGACTTGGGTTACCGATTCTACGTCCATTACATGGAAAGTTGAAAAGTCACTTCCATCTCCACGGGCAACGTCAGCAACAACAATATAACTTCTGGTGTAGTCAGGTCTTTCCCATATTTGAAATTCACCAGCTACGCCACGAGTTTCAATAGGTGGCAAAATCATATTGTCTTTATACCACTCTAGCAATTCTCCAGCTATTACAGAATTACCAGAGGTTATAAAGTCACAGTCGCATTCTTGAGCAGCATGCTTAGCACCCAATAGATCATCCTGCTCATCACGCCATGCTTGATGTCTTTCTGGGTGTACTGACCAGTGTAGTCTTATAGTGTTAAATTTATTATTTGGCTCTTCTGCTTTTACCCATGTCTTATGGAAGAAATTACCAGTACCATTTGGAGTTGACAGTATAATTGCCTTACCACCTGTTGCAAGAGTTTGTTGGGACGATGCCCAGATATCATCGATTTTATCAATAAAGGCGGCTTCGTCCATTACCAATAAAGATAAGGCTTCCGATCTACCAGCATCACCAGCAGCAGATACCGCTTTAATTTGAGATCCATTTTCAAACCTCAATGAAAGCTTATTATCTTCCTCAGCAGCATTTTTTAACCATGAAGGAAGGTAGTGATGCATTACCCGGACCTTTGTAACCAAGTTTTTAGCAACTTCTTGTTTTGTAGCAATAACTAGCGTATTAAAGTCTTCATTAAATGTCATAGCCCAAAGAGCATATCCAGCTGTAAGGGTAGATATTCCTAATTGTCGGGACTTTAGAATGATATTATAGTCATAGTCCTTAAATTCAGTAAGCGATCGTTCTTGGAATGGGAATAGATTAAATAGGATCTTACCTTTGACTGGATGCTGGATGTAGCAATACTTCCTCATGAAGTGTACTGGATCCTGAGCACATAACTTGTACTCATCCGCAATGATTTGTTTTATCGTTTTCTTTGCCATAACCTATATATAAATATATACTTACTCTGGTAAAGTGTACCCTATTACGTGGATAAGTCCGATTGTTCCGAGTACGCCTATTACAACTCCGAAGGGCCTTTTATCATACCACTTGTCGACATAGTTAAGTCTATCATCATATAATTTGATTTGGCTCTCTAATATGGTAATCTGTTCTTGTTTGTATGCGAGAACCAAGCTATCTTGTTTAATAATAGTTTCGAAAAGTCTTACTTCGGTTTCAAGACTGAAAATTATTAAGTTATTTATAGAATCCTGCTCAACTAACATATCCATAGCCTCGATTATACCATCAAGCTCGATCTGCGGTACTGGTATTGTGTCCTGAGCCGGAACGGCAAATGACAACATGGTTATGAATAGTGCTAGAATTAATCTCATTTTTTAGTCTTGTATTTAGCTTTGAAATCTTTGGCTGTAGATTTAGCTTTGGTCGTAGGTTTCTTTTTTGCTTTTGCTTTTGTCGTTTTGACTTTGGCTTTTGTTAGCTTTGCTTTAGTAACCTTTTTCTCAGCTACAACCTTAGTTGTTTTTGCTTTAGTAACCTTGGCTTTTTCCTTAGAGTCTTTTAGGTCTTCATTGAACTTCTTTTTTGCAGCAGATCTTTTTTTGCTTGCAAATAACATAGTAACAACAGCAGCTATTGAAGCTCCGATGATTAATATAACCTTAAATAATTTTTTCATAATGTATTCCTTTATTTGGGTTCCCACCCTTTTTTTATTTTGCTGACTTGTTTGTCAAAATCTTTTTTTAATGTTTTTTTAGATTTCCCACCAGACCAATCTTCAATGTCACCTGCTTCTGTAATGTATGATTCATTATCCATAGTGGTTAGCCAATCATAATACTCTTCAGTTTTATCTTTTATCCATGATTCATTATGAGATTTTGCTAGTTCAGTTACAAACGCTTCGTACTTTCCAGCTTTTCTAAGTCCTTTTTCTAATTTAACAACACAATTTAAACACATACCAAACTTTTTATACATGGCTTTGTAAGCATGGTGTTGCATTCTATGGTCGCCGCATTTGGGACATTCCATAGGAACTTTTATAGCTTCTCTAGCAGCATCTAGTTTAGATACCGTTTGACGAATGCCATTTTTTACTGTCCAGGTTTTACCTTTAAGTTCCCAAGTGTCACCTTCAGATCTGACGATCCTACTTTTTCCATAACCAGTTGAAATTTTTGTTTTATCTGAGGCGTTCCCTGATACCAGGTTCCTCATTCTTTGTATTCCTTTTTTATCCATTATAACTCTTTACTTTTTTTAATCCACTTAAGGGCTTCTTTATTTTTTACGGGTTTTTTTAAAAAGGCCATGACTGCTGCTTTGGTTCCTGAAGGTAGTTTCTCTATCATATTGCCATCTGCTTCTACTTTCATGAAGTTTGATCCAAAACCACTTTTAAATGTATCTAGGTTGTCATGAACTTTTTGCCAGACTCTTTCTACTACCTTATCTAGTAATTTGCGTTCAGGCCTATTTGCATTTCGTTCTAAAGCAGTCTCTAGAGTTGTATTAACATAAATCATATAGGTGTCATAACCTAAAGCCTCGATACTACTCTTTTTTCCCAAAAGAACATTTGACGATGCACCGGTGCCGTCTATTATAATCCCAAGTTTGCCATCTAGATAATTTTCATATTGCTTCTTAGCAATCTTAACAGCCTTTCCCATTAGCTTACCATCTGTACTTCTTTCTGCGTCTGTCATATCATCAGAATTTGCAGGGATGTTATGCTTCTTTTTTAGATACTCTAGTGCTTGGTCTAGATTAACAACCTTAAGACCTGTTGATGTCAGACTTTTTATTTGTTTGGATGATGGGTCGTTGAATAGCTTATTAATTACAGTGGATTTCCCAGAACCAGGACCTCCAGCTAGGAATATAGCTTTAAATATGTACTTATCATTAATACCTTCTGTAAGAGGTTCTTCTATTTTTTCACCTTCGGGAGATTTACTAGGTATCTCATCTTTGAAAGATAGGAATTCAATTCCAAGTTTACCTGCTATTTTCTTTATGTGTTTCTTCCATAAAGCGTATGCTTCTGATGACTTATAGTCTTTGGGATTTGAAGGGGTGTTTTGTCCGGGAAGACCTGCCGGGAAATGTGAAGGTGAAGTAGAGGAATCTTGAAAGATTTCAAAATCTCCGTCATTCATTATATAGTCTACAACTTTCATTCCTAAACGATCTGCCATTTTATTCGATGCAGATTTGAAATGAGCTAAGCTATTATAATATGCTGTAGGTCCATCGTCGACGTCGGCACCTGTTAGATTGGTTGAATTACTTTCAATTATAAACCTATCCAACTCTTCCTGGGATATTGTTTCTAATAGTGTAGCATAAGCTATAGACTCTCCTAAAGATAATGGCTCGTTTGGAATTGTAATTTTTGATTCCCCAAGAGCTTTTAACTTAAGCTGGTCTTGTATCCATTTTTTACCGATGCTATTTTTTAAAGGCTTATTCACAAATCTGGAAACCGCTTTTATTTTATCTGCATGCATTTTATTGAGGTCGTCTGAAGCCTCTGTGTTGTCTACAATAACAAACTGGCTAAATAAAGATTGGAACTTTCCCATATTATTCTGGACGTCACTCCAGTTTTTTTCAAGTAGGTCTGCTGGCAATACCCTGTCTCTTTTAAGGTTTCTTTCTTGGGCAACCTTTAGGGATGTGTTTACAAAAACCATAGAGCAATCATAACCTATGGATTCTAATCTTTTTTTACGTTTTGCAATTTTAGCAAAGTCTGCTCCAGTACCATCCAACACTAGGCCTAATCGACCATCTTCATACATATCTTGTAGCTTTTTTTTCATTCTCCTAGATTTTTGACGAGGAGCATTGGGATTATCTGTGTAGTACTTAAAAATTTTATCTGTCATCTTGGCTAGATTTTTAGGACTTACACCAGCTTTATTTAGAAACATTTCAAATGCAGGGTCTGAATTTACTTGCTTTAGTCCTGTAGCAGAAGTAGACTTCATTATGTCGTCAACACCGAAAACAGCGTTAGCTACAGAAGATTTCCCAGATCCAGGACCGCCTGCTAGAAATATGGCTTTTAATATGTTTGGATCGTAGACCCCTTCATTAATTGATTTCATGAATTACCTCCTTAATATATAAATATCTATTAAACCCCAATTATCTTTCCAATATTTGCTGTTGCTACACCTATGACTTCACCTATGTTTGCTGTTGCTACTCCCATTACGTCATTGGCATATCCGCTTGATGCTTCTGTGTAACTTAAAAAAGCTGCTGTTCCATAATTTATACCGTTTATATAAGAGACAGTACTTCCTGGATCGCTATCAGGGTAGTCATGTTGACCTTCAATTACAGCACAAATAAAGTAATCATTATCTCTTATATTGTTAGTAGCAGTAGTTTTTAGAACTAAAGAATTATTAGCTCCATCATCCCACCCATTAAAGACAGCGCTATAACTAGCATCAAA